CCGATTCCTCGTTCTCTTCGGCCAATCTCTCAACATTTCCAGATCTGCTCTCGGTGCCGGTGTCGATCGTCAGACCGTTTATAGAGAAAAGGCCAAAGATCCAGAATTCGCCGCCGCGATGCAAGAGGCGAAGAATGAAGCAATCGAACGTCTGGAGGCGGCAGCATTCGAGCGGGCGCAGAATATGTCCGATGTTCTCTTAATCTTCCTTCTCAAATCCCACAAGCCGGAAGTCTATCGGGAATCCTTCGATCAACGTCACAGCGGACAGGTGGAGGTGATTGTCAGACGTGAGCAGCGCACAGGCACAACAAAAACCGATTGAGATCACGCTTGCCGAACTCCATCCGGGACAGCAACGGATCGTTGACGAGGCGGTGAGGTTTAACGTTCTGGCCTGCGGGCGTCGGTTCGGGAAGACTACGCTCGGAATTGATCTGCTCATCGACAAGTCGCTGGACGGACTGCCAACTGGTTGGTTTTCTCCCACTTACAAGATGTTGTCTGAAGTATGGCGGGAACTGAAGGAAATCACCCGTCCTCTTCAAACCAAAGTACAGGCACAGGAACACAGGATCGAGCTTCTGACTGGAGGATCGATCGACTGCTGGTCCCTGGATGTAGCCGACTCCGCCCGGGGCCGGAAGTATGCCCGCGTCGTGCTGGATGAGGCCGCGATGGTCGCGGGGCTCGACAATGCTTGGCAGGCTGTCATCCGGCCAACTCTGACCGATTACAAGGGCGATGCCTTCCTTCTCTCAACACCAAAGGGAATCAACTTCTTCCACGAATGCTATCAGCGCGGGCTTGATCCGCTTCAACCTGAATGGCAATGCTGGCACATGCCGACCGTGGCGAACCCGCTCATTGATTCGGCTGAGGTCGAATCCGCCCGTCAGGAACTCCCGGAGCAGATATTCAGGCAGGAATATCTGGCCGAATTTATGCAGAACGAGGGCGCAGTCTTCCGCAATATCGAGGCGTGTCTGACCGCTCAAGTCTCGACACCCGATGCACATCGCGGTCATCGGATCGTGGCCGGCGTGGATTGGGGCCAGAAAAACGACTTCACTGCGATTAGCGTCTTCTGTGCTTCCTGTCGGTCTGAGGTTGAACTTGACAGATTTAACCGGATTGAGTGGGCATTTCAGCGGGCTCGGCTTCGTGCAATTTATGACCGCTGGTTGCTCTCGGATGGTCTGGTCGAAACGAACTCCATCGGCGGGCCGAACCTTGAAGCCCTGATCATGGAAGGGATGCGCGTCCGGGGATTTGAGACCACATCGGCCAGCAAATCCCCGCTGATTCAATCACTTGCGCTCTGCTTTGAGCGTGGAGAGGGACGCTGGTTGCCAGATCCGACCGCCAAGACGGAACTGCTGGCCTATGAATCGAAGATCAACGCCATCACTGGCCGGATTTCATACTCAGCGCCGGAAGGCGGTCATGATGACACTGTTGTCGCCCGCGCTCTGGCGTGGGAGTGCGTACAGAAGGGGAGTCTCGGCAATGCGTACTAAACCAACCAAGCCCACACCTTATGAGCCCCGCTTCGCCAAGTTCTGCTCCAGCTTTGAGCCGTTCAACCTGTATTCACAATTCGGGGAGGACGCCATCATCAAGGCGCTCTTTGACCGGATCGGCGCTTCTAATAAATGGGCGCTGGAGGTCGGGGCCCACGATGGCATCTTCATGTCCAACACGCGCCGGCTGATTGAGACCGAAGGATGGGGCGCGGTCCTGATCGAAATGGATGATGAGCAGTATCAACACTTGGCGGCTGAATATCGGGATAATGACCGCGTATTCACCGTCCACCGAAAGATTGACGGTGACAATACGATTGACTCGATCATCGACATCCTGGGCGTGCATCCGGCAATGGATCTGATGGTCATTGACATCGATGGGCAAGACTATTGGGCGCTCTATGACCTGAAAGCCACGCCCCGCGTTCTGATGGTCGAATTTAGCCCGAATGACAAGGATGCTCACTTCTTCCCCGAACGTGACGGAGAAGGGCAGGCAGGCGAGCAGGCGATCAGGGATCTGCTCGAATTGAAAAATTACATTCCCATTTGCTCGACGCTGGTCAACTGCATCGCCGTCCGGTGGGATCTGGCCGAGAAAATAGATGGCGCAAACTGGAATATTTAACAGGATTAAAGCCGCTGCGCGTGGATTCGTCTATCCGAATTCGATGACGTGGAGCGGGCGCGGCTCATGGCTCTCGGTTGCTCCCCGGTCATTCCCGTATTGGAATACTGACCCGCTGGAAAATAGCGCCGTCGTCAACGGGCTGGCGTGGATTACTCGCAACTTCGGGCAAGCTGAATTCCAGGTCTACAAACAGACAAGGGACGGCAAAGAGGAAGAGATTATCAACCATCCTCTCCAGCGCCTGATCGAACGCCCGAATCCGTTTTATGGCGGTCAAACCCTGTGGGCCGGGACGTTGCTCAGTTATCACCTCGATGGCAATGCTTATTGGCTGAAGGTCCGCAATGCCCGGGGATTCGGGACGCCGACCGAGCTATGGTATGAGCCGCATTGGAACATCAAACCCCACTGGCCGGAGGATGGATCGGCTTATATCGATTATTACGAACGCCGGGTGAACGGCGTCACCTACCAGATCCCGCCCGAGAATGTCGTCCACTTCCGCAACGGGCTCAATCCGTCCAATACCCGGATGGGACTGGCGCCGCTCAAATCCGCACTGCTCCAAGTCTTCGCGGATCAGGAAGTCGGATTATGGGTTGCCCGTGATGGTCAATCCCACCGAGGCAATCGGGATGACGCCCGAGAAGGCGGAGCAGATTAAACAGGTATGGAAGCGGAAATTCGGCGGCGACAACCGGGGCGAGCCGCTGATCCTGGACTTTCCGGCCAGCGTGGAAGTCCTCGGCTTCGATCCGAAACAGATGGATTTTACCGCGATTCACCACATCGCGGAAAGCCGCATCTCCGGGGCGCTCGGTGTCCCGCCTCAACTGCTTTTCCTCGACGTTGCCAACGACTCCAGCAGTTACAACAATTTAACGACTTTCGAGCGCATCGGATGGGAGCAGGCGCTCATTCCCGCTTACGAAAACATCGAAGACACGATCGATGCCAATCTGCTCACCGACTTCGAGGCTGACCCGCTCGCACGCGGGATCTTCACGGAATTCGACACGCACGATGTCCGGGCGCTCAAGGAAGATCAGGATAAGAAAGAGGCTCGGGCGCGTGATGCGTGGACTGCCGGACTGATGACGATGAACGAGGCGCGGGGCGTCTTGGGCCTTGATCCTGATCCGGCTGGCGACTTCTTCTTCCTGCCGTCCAATGGCCGGCCAGTATTGGCCTCAACGGCAATGGACCGCGCCGCGCAGGAAATCTCAGATCCGACCCCGGCTCCTCCTTCTGCCATTGGCTCAGGGCAGGATAACGCACAGGATTCAACGCCTAAGCGACTCCTGCCCACTTTTTTTTTGAGCAAAGCGGTGGAATGGGGAGGGATGACTTTGAGGCGTGAGCCGTCCGATCTTGAGAAGTTGATCGATATCAAGGCCATTGCCGAGACGATGGCCAAAGGCGAGCGGGATGTCTCCACCTACCTGCTCGGGCTGCGCGATCGCTGGATCTCGGAACTGGCGGACGAATTGGACGATCTCGATCCGGCTGAGTTTCCCGCGGTGACCGCCAAGCCAACGGAGCGGGATCGCTCGCTCTTGACCGATCTTTTAAGGGGCTTGTTTGTGGCCGGGGCGGTTCTGGTCGTGGGTGAGGTGCTGCGGCAAGGGGAAAGCGGCAGCGACGACCGGCAAAGCGCCGATGACTCTGAGGGGATGTCTAGGCTCGCCTCGGCCACGCTCTCCCGGGTTGCCAATGATGTAGCGGCTCGGGCCATTGCCTCCGCTGTCCAGGCTGTGACGCTCGGCGTTGCCATTGCTGACCGGATCAGGACGGACTTCTCCGAAGGTTCAACGGCTTATATCGACCGGGCGGCGGCTGGTGCCAGTAACGCGGCCATCGCTCGGGGCCGGGATGCGGAGATCGAGGCGCGGGGAGTGGAGCTCATTGTCTATTCCGCGGTGCTGGATTCCGGGACTTGTGAGCCATGCGGAGAGGTGGACGGCGTGACGGGCAAGATTGACGAGATCCCGGCTGTGCCAAATCCGGCCTGCCTCGGCGGGTCAAATTGCCGCTGTGTCCACATTCCGATAATCGCACTGTGACACTAAATCACTGATTTTAGTTAAAAAGGGGTCGTGATGAACGAGGCCAGACCAATCAAGGCAGACGAGATCCGGCGAATGACCGTTCCGTTCGAGGTCAAATCCGTGAAGATGGCGGAGGGTGAATCCTCCTACGCGGGCGAGATCGAAGGGTACGCAGCCGGAATCCACAATATTGACCGCGCTGGAGACATGATCCTCCCCGGCGCGTTCGCCGCTGATCTGCCCCGTTTCCTGTCTGAAGGCGTCGTCTGCTGGCAGCACGATTGGGCGGACCCGATCGGATCGCCGGTCGAGGCCCGGGAAGACAGTTTCGGCTTGTGGACAAAGAGCCGGATATCCAAGACGACCCGCGGTGTGGATGCCATGACCCTGATCCGTGATGGCGTGGTCAAAAAGATGTCGATCGGCTACAGCGTCCAGGATTACGAGTCGGTCAACAGGTCCGGTCTTATGGCATACCTGGCTGGCACGACCTTAGCGGAAGAGCGCAAGGCCGGAATCCTTGCCGCCTTCGATGAGATGGACATCGGATTCCTCTTCCTGCTGAAGAAGATCAAGCTTTACGAATATTCGCCCGTATCCATTCCGGCGAATCCGAACGCAATGATAACGGATGCCAAGTCGCTGACCGGCTTGACGTTCGCGCAACACTCCGAAGCGGTGCTTACTGCCGTAGAGGGATTACGGGAGCGGATCGCGGAAATCACCGCGCTGCGCTCAGAGCAGGGGCGAAAGGCTAATCCGGCACATCTGGAGCTGATCGACAATCTGTCCGATCGATGCGCCAGCGTGAT